GAGAAAGCGGCGGCGGAGAAAGCGGCGGCGGAGAAAGCGGCGGCGGAGAAAGCGGCGGCGGAGAAAGCGGCGGCACATGTTTGGGAGCTGAGTGCCCGTGAGAGGTCAATTGTCGCCGCACTGGGGAAGCATGACGATTGCTGAGGCGGAGCGGATCATGTCCACGACGGCAAGCCCGTATCTCAAGCGGGATATGGAGCGATATATTCGGCGGCAGCGCAGAAAGGAGCGCGGAGATGGCAGGAGCAAGACAACCGACCGATCTGGTTGTGGCCAAGGGGCGCAAGCACATGACAAAAGCCGAAGAGGACGCACGGCGCGACCGCGAGGTCATTGTGCCGCCCCCGCAAAAGGTGAAGCCGCCCAAGTGGCTGCCCAAGCCGCTGCACAAGGAGTTCCGCGCGCTGGGGCGTCAACTCCTTGACGTCGGACTTTACACCGACCTTGACGCAGACAACCTGGGCCGCTACCTGATCGCGCATCACGAGTATATCAGCGCCACGGCAGAGGTACAGCGGGCGCTGGAGCCGGTCCCCGGACGCGGGCGCGACCTTGAGGCCGCGGAAAGCTGGGGACGCGTGCAAGACCGATACTTTAAGCAGGCGCGCAACTGCGCCAATGATATGGGGCTTACCGTATCGAGTCGGTGCCGCCTGGTCATTCCTTCGGCACTCCCCGCAGCAGCTTTTACGCCGGATGAGGGCGAGGATGAGTTCTCGCAGCTGCTGAGAAAGCGGCAGGAGGCGGCAATGAGCCGCGCGGGCAATGGCTGAGCGATTTGAACAGGCGGCTGGACAGTTTGTCTGCGACTTTATCAGCCGCCTGCCAACGACTGATACCGGGCAACTGTTTCGCCTGTACGACTGGCAGCGCAGCGCATTGATGGAGTTCTATGGGACGCTCGTGTCCGATTCGGGCACCGACGCGTTCCCCGCCCCAATTAACGCGAATTGGCTGCGAAAATACTGGTATCTCTATCTTGAGATCCCCAAGAAAAACGGCAAGAGCGAGCTGGCGGCCGCGCTGGGGCTTTATCACCTGTTTGCCGACGGCGAGCTCAACGCCGAGGTCTATATCTGCGCAGCGGACAAGGACAACGCCTCGATCGTCTACAACGCGGCGGTCTTTATGGCGACCAGCGCGCCCTGGACGGCAAAGATGATCGCGCGCGGAGAGCTGAAGATCGTTGAAAGCCGCAGGAGGATGGAATACCGCAGGAGCGTCAGGGCCGGCAACGGCGGGCGCAAGTGGGTGACGGTGGGCATCATGCAGGTGCTTTCGGCCGAGGCCTACAGCAAGCACGGCTACAAGCCGAGCTGCGTCATCTTTGATGAGCTTCACGCACAGCCGAATCGCGACCTGTGGGATATCATGACCGGCGAAGCGGGCGCAAGCCGAAGCCAGCCGGCATGGATCGTGCTGACGACGGCCGGCGACGACCCAGACCGAAACTCTATCGGCTGGGAAATCCACGAAAAGGCAGTCGCCATCCGCGACGCGCGGCAGCTTCGCCGCGTCCGGGCGGAGGGCGGCGACGTGCGCTCGATCCTCTCGCTCCGGCATGCAGCGGAGGAGGATCTCGTAAACGCCGAGGAGGCGCTGCTTGCGCGTGATGAGGAAAACTGGCTGCCGATCCTGTACGGCCTCACGGCAATGTTCGGCGACGATCCGGACGACCTTGCCGAGCTTGATATCTGGGATGAAAACCTGTGGTATCTCTGCAATCCCTCGCTTGGGAAGAATCTGAGGCTGCGCAATGTCCGCATGGAAGCGATGGCGGCCAAAAAGAATGAAGCAAATGAGCGCAAGTTCCGATGGCTTCGGCTTAACCAGTGGATCACGACGAAGGCGGTCGGCTGGATCTCGCTGAACCTCTATGACAAGACGCAATGGGGGCCGAGCAAAAAGCGCGAGCGCGAGGAATGGCTGCGGCAGCTGGACGGGAAGCTCTGCTACGGCGGCGTGGACCTTTCCACGAGCCGAGACTTGACGGCCTTTGTTCTGCTCTTCCCGCCCCAGCCGGGGCTGGACGCAGCGGTGCTGCTGCCCTATGGCATCTGGCGGCCCGAGGCGACGGTGGACGAGGCGGAGCGGCGCGATCATGTCCCCTACCGGGACTGGGCGCGCGCGGGATTCCTCGACCTCTGCCCCGGCGAGGTCATCGACTACGGCGCGGTGGAGGAGCGCATCCGCGAGGCGCGGGAGCGCTACGACCTCAAGATGGTGGGTTTCGACCCCTATCTGAGCCGCACCATCACGCAGCGGCTCGCGCCGATCGTGCCGATCATCGAGATTCCACAGGACCTCAAGAACATGAGCCCCGCGATGAAGGAGATCGACGACATGATGCAGCGCCACACGCTGCTGCATGTGCACAACACCTGCTTCCGCTGGACATTTGGAAATGTCCGCTGCCACGCGGACGGCAACGGCAACCTCAAACCGCTGAAAAACAAGTCGGTCGGGCGTATCGACCCAACGGTCGCGAGCATCATTGTGATGGCAGTGTGGATGATCGCACGGGCGCAGGATCCGAGCCTTGCCGACAAGATCGGACAGCCAGGCTATAGCCTGTGACGGAGGAATTAAGATGAAAAAATACGCTTCGACCCTGCGCGATGCAGTACTGCTGCTCGGCTGCGCGCTCATCGCGCTGGGAATGGCCATGATTTATATCCCGGCCGGCCTGATCGCCGCGGGCGCGCTGCTGGCGGCGCTGGCAGTGGTGGACGGGTTTGATGAGAACGGCGAGGAAGGAAGTGATGATTAGACATGAGCATCATCAAGGGGCTGCGTGCGGCAACCGCGCGATCGCCCACGGCAAGTAAGGCGGTGACAATCAGCAGCCTGACGACATCCGGCGGTCTGGCTGTCGGAGAGGATCCGCAGAGCGCAGCGCGCAAGCTGAGCACAGTGGATCGCTGCATTGAGATCCTGAGCGACAGCATCGCGAAGCTGCCGAACTATGTGATCGACACGAGGACACGCGAGCGCACAGGACACGAGCTGCTGCGGCTGCTGAACATCCGGCCGAATGAAGCAATGACTCCGTTTGTTCGCAAGAAGGTGTTGGAGACCAGCCGCCTGGAGGGCGGCAACGGCTACGACTGGATCGTGCGTGACGAGCGCACGGGCAAGCCGGTGGAGCTGATCCCTGTACCGTGGTACCTGGTGCAGCCCTGGCACGATCTTGCGGGGCACGTGTGGTATGACGTGACGCACCCCTTTACCGGCGAGGTCATGCGGCTGCCCAACGAGGATGTGTGCCACTACAAGAATGCGACGCGCAATGGCCTTATCGGCCTGGGCACGGTAAGGCGCGCAGGCGAGGTGATCGCTTCGGCACGCGCCGCGCAGGAGTATGAGCTGAGCTACTACGCCAACGGCGGGCAGCCAGGCGGCGTGCTGGAGACGGATACCGATCTCGGCGGCTATGTGACGGACGAATACGGCAAGCCACTCAAACGCTCGGACGGGTCGCTTGTGACCAAGAAGGACGCACTGCGCAGCGAGTGGGAGCGCATCCACAGGGGAACGAGCAAGGCGCACCGGACGGCGATCCTCGACCTCGGCCTTAAGTACACAAGCATTGCAGGCAGCAACCGTGATGCGCAATTTGTGGAAAACAAGCAGCTGTCGATTACGGACATCGCGCGCTACTTTGGCGTGCCGCTTTACAAGCTCAACGAGGGCAAGCAGGCCTACGGCTCGAACGAGCAGAACGCGATCGAGTATGTGGTCGGGACGCTGCACCCCATCGTGACCCAGTACGAGGAGGAGCAGAGCTACAAGCTGCTGACCGACAGTGAGCTGGCCGCGGGGCTGGAGCTGCGCATCAACATGATGGCGGAGCTCAAAGGCGACACGGCGAGCCGCGCCAACTGGTACCGCGTGATGAGCGAGCTGAGTGTCTTCAGCCCGGACGACATTGCGGCGCTGGAGGACCTGCCAAATGTGCCGGGTGGCAACCGCAGGCGCGCAAGCCTGAACTACGTGCCGCTTGACCTGTGGCCGGAGCTGAGCTTGCAGAGAAACGGCGGCGCGGCCGCCGGAGAGGAGTAAACCGCATGGATATGATTTTTAAGGCGGCGCGGATCGAAAAAGCCGCCGTGGGCGAGCGGGAGCTGGCCCTTATCAACGCGCAGACACTGCGGGCGCTGAGCGCGGACGAGGTATTCACCTTCCGTCTGGCCGCCTGCGACAACCAGATCGACCGCGACTGCGAGCGCTTTACCGAGGCGACGCTTGAGCAGCTGAGCAAGCTCTATATCGGCAAGCCCGTGCTGCGCGACCACAAGTGGAGCGCGGAAACGCAGACCGCGCGCGTGTTCGACGCACAGGTGGCGGACGAGGGCGAGGTCAAGCGTCTGGTACTCAGCTGCTACATGGTCCGCACGGCAAGCACCGCGGACACCATCGTCGCCATCGAGGGCGGCATCCTGCGCGAGTGCAGCGTAGGATGCAGGGCGAAGCATGTTATCTGTTCGATCTGCGGCGCTGACCAGATCGCGACGCCGTGCAGGCATTGCGCGGGCGGTAAGTACGACGAGCAGCTCTGCCACTTTGAGCTTGACGGCGCGGCAGACGCCTACGAGGTCAGCTTCTGCGCCGTGCCCGTACAGCCGGAGGCCGGCATTGTGAAGGCAAAGCGCTACGGCGGCGCCGAAATGAAGGAGACCCACGCGCCGGAGGGCGCGGATAATAACGAGCTCTGGGCGGAAGAAGCCGCGCTGGAGCTAGAAAAAATGCGTTTTTGAGGAGGATACAGAATGCGCAGAAAGTACAATGACCTGCTGGCGAAGCGCGCCGGCATGCTGACGGAGGCCGAGAGCCTGCTCAAGGAGGGCAAGCGCGAGGACTACAAGGCAAAGATGACGGAGATCGGCAACATCAACACGGAGATCACCGAGGTCAAGGCCCTCATCGACGAGCAGGACCGCCAGTTTATGCAGAAGCAGGAGATGCCGGGCGAGGCCAGAGACAAGGCGCTGGAGCGCGCGGAGATCCTGCGCAAGGGCGGCGAGGTCAAGTTCTCCGTCAATGAGGTACGCAAGGCGATCACGCTGGCGACCACCACGCTCGCCGAGCCTACCGGCGTAGGCCGCGACATCCGGGGAGGCGATGCGCCGATCAGCGCGATCATCGACCAGGTGCAGGTCGTCAACCTCTCCGGCATGGGCGAGTATCAGGAGCCCTATGTCATCACCGAGCTGGACGCGAAGGCCGGCACGGTGGCGTCCACCGCCGGAAAGGCCCGCACGGCGAGCACCGACCCCACCTTCGGTGTGGCGCAGATCAAGCCCTACGACATGAGCGTGACAAGCTTCGTCGACCGCAATATTGGCAACCTGACCCCCGCGGACTATTATGCGAAGATTTACGGCATGGCGCTACGCGCGATGCGCCGCAAGTGCTCCGAGCTGATCGTCAACGGCGACGGCGAGACCAGCCATGTGTTCTACGGCATGAAGAACGCCAAGAACAAGGCGGGCGCGAGCATCTTCGCGAGCGTGGACGTGGCCGCGGTGGACGTCGACCTGCTCGACACCCTCTATTTTGCCTACGGCGCGGACACCGAGCTCGGCGGCAGCGCCCGCTTGCTGCTCACCAAGGCCGACCTCAAGGCCATCGGTCAGCTGCGCGGCACGAACGAAAAGCGCCGCCTGTTCACGATCGAGCCCGACATGGCGAACCCCAACATCGGCGTCATCCGCGACGGCGGCGTGGTGATCCCCTATACCCTCTGCCCCGACCTCACGAGCCTTTCCGGCTCGACCGCGAGCGCGAGCGCCGCGATCCAGACCATGATCTACGGCAACCCGCTCAACTATGAGCTGGGCCTGTTCTCCGACTTCACTGTGCGCGTGGACGAAAGCTACAAGGCGCAGGAGCGCCTGCTGACCATCCTCGGCGACGTGATGGTGGGCGGCAACCTCGTGGTCGACAAGGGCGTCGTCGTCGCGACGCTGCCCAAGAGCGGGGGCTAAGCGATGCTGCGCGAGAGGCTGAGCGAGATCGCCGCCTACTGCCGCGTGGAGGCGGACGACGCGGAGCTGCCCGGCTTTGTGGACGCGGCAGCGGCTTACCTCGCCGGCGCGGGCGTGCGCGAGCCGCAGAACGGCTCGCCGCGCTATGCGCAGTATCTGCAGTGCGTCAAGTACCTCGCGCTCGACCTCTACGACCGGCGCGACGCGGCGGTCGAGGGGGCGCTCGGCGACAACCCCGCCTTCCGGCGGATGCTCAACCAGCTCAAGCTCACCGAGCCGGTGCCCAATTTGGGCACTGGCAGCGGAGAGGAGGACACGTGATGCACGTCGACGCAGGGAAGCTCTCGAAGCGCGTCCAATTCCTGCGGCGGCCGGCCGCGCGCGACAAGGACGGCTACACATCCCCTGCCGTGCCGGTGCTGGTGCGCGAAACCTGGGCGCAGTACAGCCAGACGAGCGGCACGGAGCTAGTGCGCGCGGGCGCGGAATTTGGCGAGGCGAAGGCGCGATTCCTGGTGCGCTACTACGCCGACATTCAGGACCGGCGGCTTACGATCCACTATGACGGACGCGACTATGACATCCTGTATCTCAACGCCTACGGCGACGAAAAGACTTACACGGAGTACTGGTGCGAGCGGCACACGCAGGAGGGAACGGTATGACGCTGAATGAGAAAATCATTGCGGTCGTCTCTCCGGTTGTCCCGGTATGTGTGCCGGATCTGTTGGTAACAGAGCCGGACGAAACACCGCCGGAGCGGTACTGCACGTTTAATTACACGGAGCTGGCGGAGGGAATCGGGGACAACGCTGCGCATCTGACGCGGGCGGTGGTGCAGGTACATTACTTCGCACCGCTCAGGGAGTCGACAATCAAAACGCGGCACGCGCTGCGCGACGCGATCGCGGCGGTGGATGATTTTACTTCGCCGAGCATCGAGAACGCCACGGACGAGACGGGACAGCACTATGTGCTGGAATTTGACGCCGTGGGACGCTGGGAGGCAGAGGACGATGGCTAAGGTCGAATTCTCCGGCATTGATCAGCTGGAGCTTTCTTTTGCCGAGGTCGCCAAGCTGCCGGACGAGGTGGTCGACGCGATGCTGGATGCGCGCGCTGACGTCGTTGTGGCGGCGCAGCGGCAGGCCGCGGAGCGGATGCTCAAAGGCCCGTATGACACCGGTGAGACCGCACGGTCGATCAAAAAGGGCAAGCCGAAGCTGCGGGACGGCCAGCGCGTCCTTTACGTGACGCCGACCGGCAGCCGCAAGCGCGGCAAGGCAAAGGCCGTGCGCAACGCCGAGATCGCATTTATCAACGAGTACGGCACGCGGAAAATCCCCGCGCGCAATTTTATCCGGACCGCGAACGAATCGTGCGCGGACGCCGCGACGGCGGCGGAGTTTGAGGTGTACAGCCGCTACCTCGAAGAAAAAGGGCTGTAGAAAGGATTACCATGCAGTACGGAGCAAAGATGATCCAGTGGGCACCGTTTGCCGCGACTGATCCGGAGACGGCAAGCGCGCCCCCAAAGCTCGGCACGCCGGCAAACCTCGGCGCGCTGAACAAAGTGACCGAGACGATCAACTTCAACCGCGTAAGCGGCCATGGCGACAATGCGAAGAAGGTTGAGATCGTGGAATTCAGGGACGGCTCGCTGGCTGTGGAGACGCTGTATCTTTCAAACGAAAATGCATCGGCGCTGACCGGCGCAGAGCTGGGCACGACGGACGGGGACAAAGACCTCAAGTTCGGCAGTAACGACGTTGCGCCCTATGGCAGCATTGCCTTTTACACAAATTGCATGAAGGACGACGGGACGAAGTACTACCAGGGCGTCTTCTTCCCCAAGGTCAAGGCAAACATGGAGGGCGAAAGCTACGAAACCAAGGGAGAAAGCATCGTGCTGAGCAATGCCAAGCTCACATTTACCGTTCTTGAGCCGCTCTACGGCAAGTACAGGCACAAAAGCCCTGAGTTTGACACCGAGGCCAAGGCCGCGGCGTGGGTCAACGAAAAAATCAAGGCCGCAGCGGGCGGCTGAGAAGCGAAGAGACGCGGCACCCGCTGCGTCTCTTTTTCATTAGGAGGAAAATATGAAAACATTTCCCTACGAGCTGGACGGGCACAAGTTCTACCTGTGCCTGAACGGGCAGGCGCTCTTTGACGCCTATGACAAATTTGGCTACGAGGAATTTATCACCAAGCACATCGAGGGGAAAGACAAGCAGAGCTTTGAAAATACGTGCTGGCTGCTCGCAAAGCTCGCCGAGCAGGGTGAGCTGGTGCGGCGCTGGCAGGGGCTTGAGCGCGGTCCAATCGTGCCGGTGGAGTATTTCCGGGCGCACCTGCGGCCGCTGGATGTGGCGGGCGCCAAGGACGCCATCCGCGAGGCGATCACTCTCGGGTTCTCCCGCGAGGAAGAACGCGAGAGGCGCGTCCGAGACCTCGGGCTCGAAGAACTGCAAAAAAAAACGGCAAAAGCGAAATAACGCGCTCGTGGTGGCTGGATCTGCTGACGCAGTTCCTGCATCTGGGCGTACGCGAGGGGCTGCTGCTGACACCGGGGCAGGTGCTCGACCTGCAGGAGCTGGAGATCCAGCGGCGCGGCTTACGCAGAGAGGAGGATGACTGCTGATGGCAACGAGGACGATCACGACAAGGCTCGCAGTCGAGGGCGAGACGGAATTTAAGCGGTCGCTGAGCGAAGCGAACAGCAACCTGAAAGTAATGCGCAGCGAGATGAGCCTTGTGGACGCAGAGTTTAAAGGTCAGGCGAACAGCATGGACGCCCTGACCGCAAAAAATAAGATACTGCGCCGCGAGCAGGAGCAGCAGGCCGAGAAGGTCAAAGCTCTGGAGCGCGCGGTCAAGGACGCGGCTGAGGCCTACGGAGAGAACGACAAGCGGACGGACAACTACCGCCAGCAGCTCAACCGGGCAAAAAAAGAGCTGATCGACATGAACGATGCGCTGGATGAAAACGAGAAGTATCTCGACGAGGCGCGCAAGAGCGCTGACAAGTGCGCAAGCAGCATCGACGAGTTTGGCCGCGAAGTTAAGGATGCGGGCGACAATCTCGGCGACGGAGGCGGACTGCTCAGCCAGCTGGGCGACCTCAAGGGCCTCCTTGCGGGCGGCGCAGTTGTCGCTGGGGCGAAAGCCGTTGGCGAGGCCATCATCGGCATCGTGGACGACACGGAAGAGTACCGCAAGATCATGGGCACGCTGGAGATCAGCTCGCAGCAGGCCGGATACACGGCGGACGAGACGGCGGAAGCGTATAAAAGGCTCCACGGCGTGCTCGGCGACACGCAGACGGCTGCGACGACCGTTGCCAACCTGCAGGCCATCGGCCTGAGCCAGAGCGACCTCATGACACTGGTTGACGCGGCGACGGGCGCATGGGCGACCTATGGCGACAGCATCCCGATCGACGGGCTTGCCGAGGCCATCAATGAGACGATCCAGACCGGCAAGGTGACGGGCGTCTTTGCGAACGCGCTCAACTGGGCGGGCCAGAGCGAGGACGAATTTAACGAGAAGCTCGCGGCGGCCAATAGCACTGCGGAGCGCGCGCAGATCGTGCTGGATCAGCTCTCGTCCCAGAACCTGCCGGACGCCGGTCAAGCTTGGCGCGACGCCAACGGAGACCTGATCGATTACAACGAGAGCCAGCAGAACGTGGACGATGCGATGGCAAAGCTCGGCGAGCGCCTCGCGCCGGTCGCGGCGGGCATTAAAAACACCTTTGCCGGTGCTGTCAACATTGCCATTGATACGGTGGAGGGCTGGATCGAGGCGCTGCAGGGCGCGGTGACCTGGCTGGGGAATGTTGCCAACAAAATTCCTGTCATCAAGGAGATCGGGGATCGCGCGGCAGAGGCGAAAGCCGCGTATGACGCCAATCCGTCGCCAAACTCCCGCACGGCGGCTTACGAGCGCCTCCACGAATCGCGTGCAGCTGACGGGAAGAGCGGGCAGAGCACATCGCAGACGATCAATGTAAAATCAACCGTCGTGCTGGACGGGAAAGAGGTCGGCCGCAGCGTGACAAAATACCAGATGCAGGCAAAGAGGGCATACCAATGAGAGACATCGTTTTTAAGATCAACGGCAAGGACCGGTCCAATTGCTTCAACCAGTATGGTTTTTTCGCGGGCGCGACGCCTGTTTACAGCGAAGAAATTGAGACAATGGACCGTGTGCGGCACAGCACAGTCGTCCGCCGGCGCGGATACTGCATCGCGCCGCTCAATGACATTTCAGACGCTGAGGCTGTGCAGCTTGCCGAGGATCTGTCTGCCGGCACGCTCAATATCACCTACAACAATCCGTGGTTTGGCAGTGCGCCCGTAACGCAGAATATGACAGTTGACGATTTGCAGCTTGGTTTCCTCCTTCGGGATGTGAGCGGACGATTCTGGAGCGGGCAGACGCTGCGCTTTACCCAGAGGTGACGAGATGCATACAGCGAGTAATCTTTGGCAGCAGATGCTTGCCGATCCGGCACACGCCGTGGAAGCGAAACTCAAGATCGCAGGGGTAGAGTACGGCGAAGATCAGATCGTGCGCAAGTCGCTCATGGTCTATGGAGGGCTGTACTCCACCTTTGGCATCGGCAACTGCTGCGCGCGGCAGATCGACTTTGAGATCTATCCGCAAGGAGATATCCCGCGGCAGGCGCGAATCGAGGTCTACGTGCGTCTGGTGCTCGGCGAGCAGGCGAGCGAATGGATCCCGAAAGGCGTTTTCTTCTTCGCGACACGAAAAACCGACAGAAAAACGGGCGTTTTGAGCGTGCACGGGTATGACGCGATGCTCAAGGCAGAGCAGACATGGCTCGACAGCAGCTATGACGCGGAGACGTGGCCGATGCCGGCGGCGACGGCGGTCAATGATATCGCGGCGCGCATGGGCGTGGCGGTGGACAGCCGCACGGTATTGGATGCGGCGTTCCCGGTGCAGTACCCGGTGGATGACGAGGGCGATATGACAATGCGCGAGGCGCTGGGGCGTATCGCAGTCGCCAACGCGGGGAACTGGATCATCACGGACGAGGGGAAATTGCTGCTGGTAGGTCTCAACTCCATGCCCGCTGAGACCCACTATCTTATCACGGAGGGCGGCAGCGCCATCACCTTTGGCGGTGTGCGCATCCTCGTGTAAGGAGGGGAACATGGACAAAACATATTTAGGGCGGCGGCTCGCGGACTTTTCTCCCGGCATTGCATCAAAGCCCATTACCAAAGTCGAGCTGCTGGACGAGAACGGCGATGTGGTCGGCGTGTCCGGATCGGACACCGGGCGGACACTGACGGCCTTGCAGCCGGACGGCACAGATGCGATGGCAGCGGCGATCCTCGCCAAAGTCTCCGGCTACAAGCACATCGGCTACGATGGCCGAAAGGCGCTGCTTGACCCTGCGGTGGAGATTGGCGACGCGGTGACGGTAGACGGGCATTATGTGCCGCTTATTGCGCTGGACATGACGTTTGATCCAATGCTCGCGCCGGACATCTCCGCGCCGGATGCGGACGAGATCGACGACGAGTACCCTTACAAATCGCCGACGCAGCGGCAGATCGAGAGGAATTTTGCAAAGGCGCGCTCCCTCATTACCAAAACGAGCGAAGAGATCATGCTCAAGGTCGAGGACATCGACGGCAAGTACACCGAGGTCAAGACCACGCTGGACGGCCTGACTATCTCCGACGCGAGCGGCACGACTAAGATCAAGGGCAGCAGCATCGAGACAAGCACGTTGTATGTTGACGCGGCCAACATCTCCGGCAAGCTCACGGCTAACCAGATTCAGGCGAGCAGCATTTCCGTGGGTGACTTAAAGGATGGATCGTCTTACGCGACCAAGACTTACGTCGACAGCAACGCGGGTCTGAGCGCGAACGAGGTCGACAATGCGATCGCAACGTACATTGACAGCACTTCTATCACGGCGCAGAAGCTACGCGGGCAGACGGTGGAACTGCTGGCTAATAGCAATACGGCAGTCGGCTCGCTTGAGATCGCCTACACGACGACGGGCATCGGTCTCGGCATCAAAACGACGTATGGTGGCATCCAAATTCAGGCGGCGGGCAACTTGTTCCTTTCGGCTGGCACGGGCGGCGCGATCACGCTGCAAAACAACCGCATCGTGCTCGCTGGCGCGCTGTGCCTCGGCGGTTCGAGCTATGGCCCTTCCGCGCCCTCTGGAACCGGTGCTGCGGGGCAGCTGTATGTGCAGTTGGTGAGCTAATATGGCAACTTTAAGCGTAACGATCACGCCGGACAGCAGAGACGGCACAAAAGCATATTTAACTGGCGAGTTCACAGGCGGCTCGGAAGATTACGATTACGCGAGACGGCTGCAAGTCACGATACTTGGAGCCACCACCTATACAATTGATTCTAAGCAGACGAGCGGCGGCTATAACACGTGGGCGTTGGATATCACGGGACTTGAACCCGGCGTTACCTATGCGTGGTCGGCGGAGATGTATTACCGCACGACAGGCGGCTGGGCAAATAGCGGTTACAGAGACAACGGCACATTTACCACCGCGCCGCCACCGGCAAAAACGTATTACGCATACGTCACATTCAACGCCAACGGCGGCAGCGGCGTGCCGAGCACGCAGTACGGCAGCGAGACCAACAACACAGGGTATGTAAGGATATATCTACCGAGCACAACGCCGTCGCGGTCGGGCTATACATTTGCGGGCTGGTCGCTCAACTCGGATGGTTCCGGCACGGTGTATTCTCCGGGCGGCAGTATCGTTTTATACAGCGGCATAACGAGTTCGCCCGGTCAGGGGTATACGCTCTACGCCGTTTGGGTAGAAGACACGACAGGGCGCGTGTGGCTCTCTCAGGGCGGTGCATTTGGGCAAGGAATCCTTTACTGCTCGGACGGTTCGAAATTTTACAAAGGCATTCCGTGGGTCGGTACAGGCTCAGGATGGAGAAGGGGTGTTTAGATGGAACAGGCAATGCAGTTACTTGATAGGGCGTTTGACACGCTCTCAACAGTGCTGATCGCCAGCTCTCAGGCGGGCAAAGTCAGCAGCGTGCAGACAGATCTGCGGCAAGCTTATGCGATCTTGCAGCGCGAGGTCGCGGAGTACGAAAAGGACAAACGCGAGCTTGCCACGCTGAGAAATCAGGTCAAAGCGTCGGAGAATCCTGACGAAGAAAGCGAGGTAACCGATGGCTGATAAAGCAATTACCGACCTCACCCAAGCATTACAGATCACGGGCGAAGACCTTTTCGTCTTGCAGCAGGGTGGCACAGCGAAAAAGCTGAAAGGCTCGCAGGTCGTGCAGTATGCCAAAGATTCTGTTGCGGCAGAGGTGCAGGGCGTAAAGGAATATGCCGACAACGCCAAGGCATCGGCTGATGCTGCGGCGAAGGACGCAACCAGAGCAGAGACCGCTGCACAGGGCATCGACGACAAGGTTGCTGCGGCGGATGCTTCCGCAAAGGCGGCGGCATCTTCTGCGGCTGCTGCCGCTGCATCTGCGACCGGCGTTGACGAGAAGGTGCAGGCCGCGCAGACGGCGGCAACCAATGCGGCAAAGTCGGAGACGGCGGCAAAGGATGCACAGACCGCTGCGGCCAACGCGCAGAAAGCGGCGGAGAGCGCGCAGGCCGGAGCGCAGAACGCTAAAACGGCGGCAGAATCGGCACGGGAAGCCGCTGAGAGCGCAAAGGACGCGGCGGCGGGTAGTTCGACCTCTGCTGGGCAGAAAGCGGCACAGGCCGCTCAGAGCGCCGAGGACGCGGCATCTGCCAAGTCTGCGGCGGAGACGGCAAAGACCGACGCACAGGCGGCACGCGACGCCATCGTCAACATGATCGTCGAGGCGGTGACGCTTGAGACGGGCAAGCCCGCCACGGTGACGAAGTCCCTTGTGGACAACGTCTATAAGCTCGTCTTCGGCTTGCCGCGCGGCAACACTGGCGCTCCCGGCCCGCGGGGTGCAACCGGCAACGGCATTTCCGGCATCGAGCTCAAGAGCGGCACACACGCCCCCGGCACAAGCGATGTCTATACCATCACCCTGACGGACGGCACAACGTTTGACTTCGAGGTCTATAACGGGGCGAACGGTCAAGGTGCTGGCGATATGCTCGCAAGCGTCTACGACCCGCGGGGCAAGCGGACGGATGTGTACAAGTACGTTGATGACGCTATTGGTAAAATCCCTACGCCGGACGTATCCGTGCAAATCAAGGCGCACAACGAGGACAAGACAGCGCACCCCGACATCCGCGCCAAAATCCCCACAAAGACCTCTCAACTCACCAACGACAGCGGCTATCTGACACAGCATCAGGACATTTCCGGCAAGCTGGACAAGACGGGCGACGGCAGTAACGTCACGGCGGCGTTCACGGCGGCGACCACCCGCACAAATGTTGCGACGGGTGAAAAGCTCTCCGTGCTGTTCGGTAAAATCGCAAAGTGGTTCGGTGACCTGAAAGCTCTTGCGTTTAAGGACACCGTCGCCAAGACTGACCTCGAAAGCACCGTGCAAAGCCTGCTTTTGCCCGATGGTGGCGCGACCGGTCAGGTTGTGACCAAGACCGCCGATGGGCAGGAGTGGGCAGACGCGCCGGGGGGCGTGTTCTGGGCGGCGTATGGAACGACAACCTACGCGGAAATTGAGGCTGCACATAATGCAGGAAAACTTGTCTTGGTAGAAAAGAACGGCATAATTTTCCGCTTGTCAACTCTAAACAAAAGCGCTGAGTGGGCTTATTTCGAGACCATTAAACCCGGAGGTGAAGACTCGCTTTTGAATGGGGATGGCCGTTGCGACGTTATAGGCATTATTCGAAGTCCCGTCAAATGGTCAAATATGGTCTGGCAGAGGGCTAATCCAGCGCTACACGCATCTCAACATAAAGCTGGCGGCGCTGACGCCATCGCCCCCTCCGACATCGGCGCTATCGCATCCGGCAACATCGTCAAGCAGACGCTTGTGAACGTTGAGACAGACCCGACCGAGAACTACGCCATCAACTGGCTGTACGGCTAAGGAGGCAGGCATGGCTACATTTACTGTAGAGATAACACCAGATTATAGCAACGGGACTATCGCCCACGCAGTCGGAAAGTTTTCCGGAGGGTCAAGCAGCTATAAAGGTCAGCGGCGCATGGACGTTACCGTCAGCGGCGTCGGGACATTTTCTGCGTTATCGCCGGAGACAAGCGGCGGCGAAAACACTTTTTCTCTCGACATCACGGGACTGACGCCGGGGACAACGTACAACTGGAGCGCGTCACTCTACTACAAAAATACGTCCGGGAGTTGGGTAACTGCGGGGACGCAATATGATAAATCTGGCAGTTTTACGACGAAAAGCGGAGCAGCCGCGCACAAGACCCTCGTCAACGGCACGGTCTACACCGTGCAGGGCGGGAAATGCATGGTGGACGGCACGGTGTACAACATCCTCAAGGGCAGGACGCTCATCGGCGGGACAGGGTATGATATCAACTTTGAGCCGGATGTGAGCTTGACGTGGTACTTCAATCAGACACTTTCAATCCCTGTTTCTACTACGTCAACCACGTTTAGCACACGCGCACACTACGAAGGAGGCTCCAAAACAATTACAGGAATCCAAATAATAAACAGGGGGGACAATCCCAACATGTCATATTTGGGAAGCGGTTTTGCCTCCACTGCATGGGACCAGCGTCGCGGGTGGCGCGACACAGCATACCGCACCATTACTTTCGACGAAGCCCCCTCGGGCGATCTTCTGGCGTGGCTGCAAGAGAACGCCACGCCGCAATAGAAAGGAGCACACATGAGTATCCACATCAAAGTCAACAACACGGAATACCCCGCAGCGATCAGCGGTGCGAACAACGACCGCACGTGGGACGGACGCGACACCAAGATCATCACGCTCACCATGACCCACGCAGAGGCGGCGGTACTGCTGCCCGACAACACGCCGTGGAGCATCGTGCAACGCGACACCGTTCCCAAATACGACGAGGACGGGCAGCCCACGGGCGAGACCGAAGAGGTCGTCAACGAGTGGGACAACAGCGCGTACAGCCTGTCGGGGGCGATCACCGACCACCGCGACGGCACGGTGAGCATCAAGATGGGCAAGCCCACGGAGACCGAGAGCGCCAAAGCGACCGTTACCGCCCTTGCGGGTGAGCCGGTCACGTATGCCCGCGCGGTGAAGCTGCGCCCCATTATCGAGCAGGCAGCGGTCAGCCTGAGCGACGGCGAGGCGGCGACTGTGCCGGAACTCATCACGGCATGGGCGTACCCCGTGGCTTACGCTGAGGGCGACCGCAGAAGCTACGGCGGCAAGGTGTACAAGTGCCGTCAGGCGCACACCTCGCAGACCGACTGGAATCCTGCCGCAACGCCTGCGCTGTGGGTCGTGATCGACGCCGCCCACGCGGGCACGCAGGACGACCCCATCCCCGCAGCGCGCGGCATGGAGTACGAATACGGCAAGTATTACCTCGACGGCGAGGACGGCAAGGTGTACCTCTGCGAGCGCACGGGCGAGCAGGCAGGCGGGAAGATCACGCTGCAATACCTGCCGCACGAGCTGGTGGGAAACTATTTCAAGGCGGCGTAATACGCCGCAGAAAGGGAGCGGGATATGGATAATGAAAAGCACTACGATGACGCGTCGATCGCGCTGATCGAAAGCCGATGCAAGAGCAACACGCACCGAATCAACGAACTCACAGAACATCAGGTGGCGCTGGACAGGCTGGTGACGTCGGTCGAGGTTCTGGCCACGAAGCAGGAGACCGTGGAGGGCGACGTCAAAGAGATCAAAGAGGACGTGAAGACCATCACGGGGAAAGCGGGGAAGCGCTGGGACAGCGTCGTGGACAAGCTGCTTGCAGCGCTGGTCGGTGCGTTTGTGGCGTGGATCATCGCAGGGGGCGTGGCATGAAGAAACTCCGAAAGCGGGACAAGTATCTCATCGCAGCGGTCGTGAATCTCTGCTGGTACTGCGTCGCGGCGCTTATCCTGACGGCCTTTGACAAGGCCGTGCCGGACAGCCTGACGGTCGCATGGTTCGCGGCGTGGACGGCAGAGCTCGGCTTACTGGCGGGCATCAAAATTAAAGGAAAGGACGAATAACATGAACGAAAGAATCCTCAAGCGTATCGCAAACCTCATGAGCGTCAAAAGCATCGTGACGCTGGTGTTGACGGGTGTATTTGCGTACATGGCCGTCACGGGCAACATCTCGCAGGACTTTATGACGATCTATGCGGTCATCATCGCGTTCTACTTCGGCACGCAGAGCCAGAAGGTGCAGGATGCGGTGGGAGGTGAAGACAATGTATCACAGCCGTGACATTGCCGATCTGCGCGCGGACGTGCGGGCAAACTGCGTCATTTTCCTCGACCTCTGCAAGCAGGCGGGCTTGCCCGTTCTGGTAACGGAGACGGTCAGGGATGACGAGTATCAGCGCTATCTTGCCGCGAACGGCTACGCGGCAAAGACTGCGACGCGCCCGACGTTCCACGGCGTCAAGGCTGGGCTGGCGTTCGACATCTGCAAAAACGTCAAGGGGCATGAGTACGACGATGCGTCGTTCTTTGCCCGCTGCGGGCAAATCGGCAAGCAGGTCGGCTTTTCGTGGGGGGGCGACTGGAAGAAATTCCCGGACAAGCCGCACTTCCAGTGGGACGACCATATGCGATACACAGGGCGCATGATTTTGGCGGGCAAGTATCCGCCGGAAATGGAGGAGTACATGGATCAGGCAACGTTTAACAAGATGATGGACAGCTATTTGTCGCAGCTCGGCACCAAGCCCGTCTCCACGTGGGCGGCGAAGGACTGGGCGGCGGCAAAGGCGGCGGGCATCACGGACGGCAGCGCGCCGCAGAGACTTATCACGCGGCAGGAAGTCGCGACGATGATCCAGAGAGCGACAAAATAACGGTGTCCGATTTGGGCACAGGAAGGAGCGGGCGGCAAAAGCCCACGCGCAAGCGCCTCTGCAAGCCCTACACGGGCATGAACAGTCAACACAGGTCAATCCGCGCGCAATTATCCTCTATGGCCCCCAAGCGAGCCGTGGCGTATATCTTATCGTTTGAGCTGCCGGCGGACGAAGCGTACTGCCTTATTGAATGCGATGTGCGCGGGAAGAGCCGCGTCGAAGTCGCGCAGACGCTGCACGTCTCACCGGAGTACGTGAAGACGCGGCGACGCCGGGCATACAGCAAAATCGCGGACGGTATCAAAAACACATAAAGAAGAGACCCTACAAAGACCTTTTTCAGGCTCTTTGCGGGGTCTCTTTTTCGTTATCATTGAGACAACAAAAGGAGGTGCGCGCATGGACCAGTTTGCAATCGCCGGATACAGCGGCGGAAACTGCATGATGTGTGTTATCGACAACGGTGATATTTTCCAGACCGACTATTTCGGCAACCGCCAGCAGCTCATCGGGAAGACGGCTGCCGCCTACGCAGAGCTGGAAGGCACGACGCAGCAGTATTACGACAAGCTCGTTGAGCTCGGCGTCATCACGCCGCCAAAAACGCAGGAGCAGCTGATGAGCGAGATGCAGTCGGCCATGAGCGACATGGCCGAGGTCATCAAGGGCCTCTCGGACCAAGTAAAGGAGCTGAAAGAGAATGGATCTCAAGCAGATCATAGCGGCAGCGTCGAAAATGTTCCCCTCCGCAGACCTGCAAGGCGCGGCAACGAAAGCGGAGCAGGCGATCAGCGGGACGGCTGACACGCTGGAGGGCGTGCAGAGCGCGGCGCGCAGGCTCGGCATTGATCCAGGCATTGCCGACAGCCTCTATGCGCGCTACGGGCGCACAATGCAGGCGAAGGCCCTGTGCGGCCTCCTCGGCACGACACCAGAGGCTTTGCGCTCCGATGCCAACAAGATACTCGGCAGCACACAAAACGCCTCGCAGGCCCCGCAGAAGGGCAAGACGGGGCATTCAACCAAATTCCCCCGGCTGAAATAGCCGTTGGAATAATTTTTGAGGAAAGGAGAATGCACTATGAACAACGATCAGAGCACCGGCATGAGCTGGCTTGCGGTACTGTTTATCATCATCGTCATCGCGGCGCTGTTCGGCGGCTTCGGCAACGGCTTTGGCTTTGGCCGCGGCAATATGCCGTATCCCGTCAATGACACCGGCTGCAACCGCGTGAGCAACTGTGAGGTCGAAAAGCAGGGGATCATCGACACGTCCCGCACGCAGTATCTCATCGAGCAGCAGAGCAACGACACGCGCATGGCGATCAACGCCAGCACCGAGGCGATCACCAGTCAGGCCAGCCGCATCTACGAGCAGCGCCTGCAGGAGACCATCTTCGACCTCAAGATGGAGAACCAAAACCTCAAGAACGGGATCTTTACCAAGGAGCAGACGGACGCCCTGGCGGCGAAGATCTCCGATTGCTGCTGCGGCTTCAACCGCCGTCTGGATGCGATCGAAGGCCGCATGCTGACCAAGCCCGCACTGTACGGCGTGGCTTCGACTTGCGCAGGTCAGATCATCCCCGCGTCTTGCGGCTGCAACGGCAACGTCAACCTTTAAGACCATATTTCCCGCTCAGGGAACATGGCAGGCCCCTATGGCCGGGTAACAGGCGGGGCAATCGTCCCGCCTATTTTTTATGGAAGGAGAATAAAAATGTCTTGTAAATCCGCTCTTTACGCTGCCATGCAGACGCCTACCGCAGTCGCGGTCGACGGTGTCATCCCTCTTGGCAGCCTTATCCGCCGCTACGGCTGCAATGTGGCACTTAACGGCAACGCCGTCAACATCACCGGCGCGGGCTACTACGATGTAGACGCCTCGGTCACCGTCGCACCGACGGCAGCTGGCACGGTCACGGCGACGCTCTACAAGGACGGCGTTGCCGTTCCCGGCGCTACCGCTTCCGCTGCGGGAGCTGCCGGTGCTCCTGTCGTGCTGGCATTCCCCTCGCTGGTGCGTCAGGCGTGCTGCGCGGCAGGGTCCGCCCTGACGCTGGTGCTCACCGGTGCTGCTGCTACGGTCAATAATGTGGCGCTGCGCGTGCAGCGGATCTGAGAGGTGCGCGATGGTGCAGCTTTTGATCGGGATGCTGCTTGGTGCGATGGTGGCCACGCCCACAGGGCGCAGCATCGGCAATCAGATCGGCGACGCGGCACTGGCGGAGATAAAAAAAGCAATGCCGAAGCCGACCGCAGAAAGCGAGGAAGAAAATGAAACTCATTGAAAAACTCTCCGAAATGATCGACGAAGAGATCGAGGACGCGAAGAAATACGCGAAATGCGCGCTCAAGTACAAGGACGAGCGTCCGGCGCTGGCGAAAACGTTTTACGATCTATCCGGCGAAGAAATGCGGCATATGACCATGCTGCATGCAGAGGTCGAGGCGGTCATCCAGAAGTACCGGCAAGAGCACGGCGAGCCGCCCGAGAAAATGAAAGCCATCTATGACTATCTGCACGAAAAACAGATCGAGAGAGCTGCCGACGTCAGACGCCTGCAGGACATGTATCGCGGCGCGTAACTGTGTTCGCAACTGTGTTCATGCAATTGGTTATAACTGGTTGTAACTGGCAGTAACAAAGCGTTCAGAAAACACAAAAAAGCCTTGGTATCACTGAATTTTCCAGTAATACCAAGGCTTTTTGCTTTGGCGCAGCAGGAGAGATTCGAACTCT